GTCTTTACGGAAGACCCTGAACGGATGTTTGCTTTTTTGTCTCAACCCATCGTTCAAACGATTTTAACCTCGTTTACCATTCGCATGAACTTTTACGAAAAATATACTTTTGACTATCTACCGTGTTTAGCAGAGAGTGAAAATTGGTTAAATAAAATAACATTATATGTAAATGCAAACGGATCCAACTGAAAGTACAGCTGCAAATGACACACAAAAAAAAAAAGATGAAAACCGACTGATAAAAGCAAAGGAAGGACTTGGAACGTATAAAGTAGATGCAAGAACACAATTGGACAGAACATACGGGGAAATAAAAACGGCTCCTCTCGCCGTTTTGACTAAAGCTTCTGAAAATACAGGAAGAGTCATGGAATTAGCTACTACTCAGGCTCGTCTTAGTGCAGCTAAAGCGACCGATGGTGCGACTGAATTAATTGCCGCCGGTTTATCAAACGCTGCTTCAGGAACTCGTAGAGTCCTGGGAAAGGCAGCATCCCTGACAGGACAAGCCGCGTTAGCCACAGGAAAAGCAACAGGACAAGCCCTAGGAACCGCTGCAGGCCTGACAGGACAAGCTGCGTTAGCCACAGGAAAAGCTGCGTTAGCCACAGGAAAAGCAACAGGACAAGCCATAGGGTCCGCTGCAGCCCTGACAGGACAAGCCGCGTTAGCCACAGGAAAAGCAACAGGACAAGCCATAGAGTCCGCTGCAGCCCTGACAGGAGAAGCCGCGTTAGCCACAGGACAGGCCATAGGAACCGCTGCAGCCCTGACAGGAAAAGCCGCTATGAATGCGGCTAATAAAACTAAAAGATTAGCAAGAAATGGACGAAATAAGACGGTAAAAGGTATATATGACGGTAAAAGCACATTTTTAAAAGGGTTGAGAAAGGTCTATCGCATAACCACTACGAACAAACCCTCTTTCATGGGACCCCCCCCTATTTCAAATAAATTTACTAAGATTACGGAGATGTGTAATTCCTTTGCCCAAGAATGCAACACTCTACCTAAAAAGGGAGAGACTAAACCGTATCTACAAAATTTGTTAGACAATGGACAAGACATCATATGGAGTGTCAAGGGAAAAACCAAAGAGGAATGGGAAGGAATGATAGGTATTCCTACCGAATTTAAGAACAAAATGGATAGAGTGGAAACACCTGATTTGGAATATTTATTTAAAGTAGAACTGCTGTCCAATCATTTGAACGGTGATTTGCTTGGAACTTCACAAGAGGCAAAACAGTTAACACCAGAAATATACAAAGACGTCTATTATGTCGCCCATAAAAAAGCAATAGAAGAGGAGGATTTGACTCATGATGACTCTATTATACCGGTTGATATCAAGGAAATTGTAAACCGAGAAATTGAAAAAAACAAAACCCAAGGCGGAACGGCAAGCAACGGGATGCAAAAGATATCTGACTTGATAATCATAGCAGGAGATGCTGCATCAGCAGCGGAAGACGCATCACAAGGACTAGAAACGTATTTAACGAACCTCTCCATTACATCGGAATCCACTCAACCTAGTGACGAGGTAAAGGCCCAAATTCAGGCATATATAGATAAAGCAAAAGACTCGGTGAATGCTGCAAAAAAGGCATTCGACGAGGCGAAGAAAGGAACCAGCGAGAATGAGAATTACAAGCAAATAGTGAAGTTAATTGGATTTTTATATGAATCTTCACAAGCATCCTTACAAGCATTAGAAACATTAAACACAAATTATACTGCAAACTCTAAAACAGATGCCTTATCTACATTAAAAAAGGAGTCAGAAAAGATAGAAGAACTCAAGAAGAAGATTGAAGAAACCGAAGAAACCGAAAAACCCGAAGAACAAGGCACCGATGTCGTGTATAATCCGTCTACCTTGATACAGGCCTATGGACCTACGATGTATAAAAGATTGAAACCCGGGTTGATGAATATAGAAATAACCTTTAACCGTGAATATCATACTCAATTTATAAATGGACCGTACAAAGCCGTCATGGCTTACAAAAAGAACAATAAAGAACAGGACAAAGTGTTAGAAGGGTTACTGTCCATCTCTTCTACACCCGCGGCAACAGAGGCAACAGAGTCAGGTTCTTCCGATCCTGGTATCAATGACTTAAAGGAAGAATCCAAAGAAATCATGAAACAATTGAATGCAACCAAAAAACAAGAAGCTAGATGGAGGAATAAAAAGACGGGAAAACATTTTATCGTCAAACGCGAAAAGCTAGGAACCCAGAAATACAAATATTCCATTGAACCCGACCCCTTTCACGAAGACGAACCGAATGCACCTCCCTCTGCATCGCCTGCATCAGCATCATCTGCATCATCATCTGCACCTGCACCTCCTGCATCATCTGCATCAGCACCTGCATCTGCATCTGCACCTCCTGCATCACCTGCACCTGCACCTCCTGCAAACAAGGGTCCAGAACCTGCAAACAAGGGTCCAAAACCTCCAACGAATGGACCAGCATCAGCACCTCCAGCGAATCCTGCATCTGCACCACCTCCAACGAATGGACCAGCATCAGCACCTCCCGCGAATGCACCCCCAACGAATGCACCTCCAGCGAATGGACCAGCATCAGCACCTCCCGCGAATCCTGCACCACCACCTCCAACGAATGGACCAGCATCAGCACCTCCAGCATCAGCACCTCCAGCGAATGGACCTCCAACGAAGGGACCAGAACCTGCGAAATAAAATTGAAAACCGAAAGAAAAAAGAAAGAAGAGAGAAGCATGACTTTTCTTACCACTCGGTTTACAAGTGACACTTGGGCAGAAAATAGCAGGTATCGTGATACACATCAGGAATGCGTCTATGGTCTAGGGGTTCCCATTAGCGAAAAACATCCCCATGGACCCCTCTATATTTTAGAAATGAACAATACCACCAATCAACTGATGGGGATTGGTATTATTACAAAAAAAATACACCCGCGTGTCAACATCTATCTCAATCCTTATTATAATCGTTACATTTACAAAGGTAACCATTATATTCCAGCATCAGACATCCCTGCATTACTCCGTGAAGAATTAGAATCCCGTTTGTTCAAAGGACGCGGTCATTTGAAGCGAGGAAAAAGTATGACCCAATTTCCGGCCAAGTGGTTAAAACAAGACTATTATGAATTTGTTCAATCTTATCGTAGCATAAACGTCAAGGGGTCGTCGTTGCCTAGCCACAAACTCATGTCAAACTCCTCTACGGTATAGAGGACTTTTTTATGTTCCAGACAAATCTGCACATGTTCTTCGCGAATAGAGGTATAAGGACTCCGTTTCTTTTGTTCCATAAAGTAACAGCATACCTTGTGGACTTCAACAAAGAGGCCTTGTGTTTGTGCTAACGTATTGGGTTTTTTCAAAATATCCAGGAGGATAGACAACTGGTCCAGCAACACTTGTTTCAGCATTTGCAAGAGTTCGTTCATACGTCTAAACCGTAAAGACCGTTGGTAATACATAAACGCTTTTTGGGTGAACTTCTTCTCGTCTATCCGATTCATAAGGTAATAGATGCGGTTTTGTACCAAAGACTGTTCATATGGATTGACCACTGCGCATCGCCAATTGAGTTCCTGCAAGAGTCGGTGTAACGAATATAGGTTGGCTCGCATAGAACTATTCTGTCCGATGATTTTCAGACCATGTTGACGCATGACGTGCAGCTCAGGTATCTCACCACACGGATTGTCCGCACGAGGAACATGTCCTTGAGTTTGACGAAGAAATTCGTAGTAGTGTGGATTGTGAATGGCTCCGTTCACAATGTTACCAGATTTCCAACTAAATGCGGTTTTACACTCCACACACCACATTTGGTCGCATCCGTCAATCTTGGAAATGCGGGTACTGCATTTCGGACAAGGCTTGGTCTCTTCGCGAATCATTCGGACCGTAGAGACGTCGTCTGCATTACAGGTATGTCCTGGGTCTTTGACTTGCAAACACGTAGAACACGTGTATGTTTCACAAAGCCCGCATTTGTATTTGGTAGACAGGAAGCCTTTACAGCCCGTAGACTGACAGTTCATGATAAACTCGCGTTTTTCCTTGACTTCCATGGAATCTCGTATTTGTAAACGATAATCTTGAATTTTTTCTTTGTTTTTCCTTATACAGCATTCGTCGCAAGAATACTCAATACAAATACACGAAAACACCGGACATTCATCCTGTCCCGCGTGAGGTGTAAAACATTTGTCACAATGCCGCGACTTGCATTTGAGACAGGCAAACTCTGGACCCAGACCCCCCTTTTTACATGTAAGACACAACAATATATTAAAACCCGTTACCTGAGACGTCTTGTAGTTGAAATTCACTAGTTTATCCTTTTGACAAGGCTTACACCAATGAGACACGTACTTTCCACCCATACAATGAATACACCCTTTGGTACCATGAGCATGTTCCTTGTTTTGGGTTACCAACACTTGAATCTTCGCATTCAGGTCTTCATCCCGTTTGAACTTGGACACCAGAGCTTGGGTATGAGCCAATTGATTCTTTTCGTAGTCCAAATAGACATCCGCTCGTATTTTTTTAAACGTGGTGCTCGTATACGTTTTACCAATGGCTTGTTCCAAAAAGTCCATTTCCCACGAAAGTTTGCAGCTCATGCAGTGAGGTTCCTGTACTTGTTCGGACAAATACGTTCGGATACAACTGCGACAGCACACAAACCCACACGAGCAGCGGATTTCTTTGGCCATTTTTTCGCAACATACAGAGCAGTCCATTTTTTATACATCCATCACTTTGGTAAAAATAGAATCAATTTTTTTTAATCCATACTATATATAGATGGCTCGTGTTCGTGGTGGATGTAACAATTGTTTTTCAGGTGGCGGCCAACTGACTGGAACTGTATATATACTACTAACTTTAGGTGTCTTTTTAATCATCATGGGGATTGTAGTCCACAACAAGAATATCCTAGACATTAGCATTAACGCGATTGACCGAACCAAGTTCAACGATTACCTGGGATACAGCTCCATTGTAGTGGGTGTGATTCTAGTCTTTATTGCAGCCATGTCGTTGAACCAGTCGTTATCTTGAACCGGCGAAACGGTTCAATAATCTTCATCGGTCGTGATGAACCGGCGAAACGGTTCACAGCTATTACACCTTGCTGTTTCATACGCAGTATAAATAAAAAAGAAACACACCAATAGAAAGAGAATTAAAAATAGAATCCACATTATATTAACGTTCTATTTTTAATTAGAAGTCAGGGCTTCAAAAGAGGAAGTCAGGGCTTCAAATAAAATCATCACCGTGTTTCGGTCTAAACGCAATCCCTACTGGAAAACGAGGAATTCCATCCTTACTCAACTCTTGAAATTTGACCGTTAGCCACTGTCCATAAAAGGACTCAATGGTTTCCATCATCTTTTGTTTTTCTTCCAAGGTGGCCTTCATCATCACTCCAAACGTCTTGTCTCCAGCTTGGCATTCCAAGACAGGAATACCCTCTTTCCCAATGGTATGCCCTACGACCTTGTATTCGTCTGTTTTAAAATGCTTGTATTTCAAGAGGTCTTTGGACCGGGTCTGACGATAAAGCCCCCCTGGAGTACGCAGCATGATGCCTTCGTATCCTCGTGCAACGCACTCACTGTGATACGCTTCCACGGCTTCCACCGAATGAACCTTTTTGGTCTCTGTCAAAGACAAGTTGAGTTGCTGAAGAAATTGAAGCCTTTGTTCAAAGGTCCCGTCCGCAATCACATCGTACACGTGATACTGTAATTCAGACAATCGGGGATGATTTTTCTTTCTTACGATGCTGGTAATTTCATGAAACTCTAGGTCGTGATGGTAAAGTTCCCCGTCTAACACGAGACCCGGCACGGCCCGAATGTGTGGAAAGTCTTGAAACACGGTATGATTTCTGGATTGAAATACCGTTTGACCGTCTTTTTCGTATACGAGACAACGAATCCCGTCCAACTTGGGTTGCACGTACAAGGGGAACATCAGCGGTTCATGGTTCCATTCGTTCGCCAACATGGCGCCCAGGGGCTTGTCCAAGGTCTCCACATAGCCTTGTTTGACTCGTTTTTGTCGTAAGGTTTTGAGTTCCTTCTCCAAAGACTTTAGGTCTCCTGTCAGAATGACCTTTTGACTCAGAGGACCGTCTTTTGGACCCGTCTCTTCTATCAGAGAGTCGCCTTCTAGATAGGCATTCCAGACTTTGACTTTTCCGGTAGCGGCAGACGTTTGATACAACATTTCATTACCATCCCATTTCTCTTTAACTTGAAATAAAAATTGATTCTAACGTGAATCACGTACCGTATCTAAAAATGTCGCAATCTCTCGGAGCCATCAATCAACGCACGGGCGAATATGTTTATCCTAAAATCGCCAATAAAAAGGATGATTATAATTGTCCAGAATGCAAGAAAGAATTAATTTTAGTGCAAGGTGAAAGCAGAGTTCATCATTTTCGTCATAAAGTGGATAGTAACCCTTGTCATTATTACAGCAAACCTACTGAAAGTCAAATTCACAAAGATGCAAAAAGGTTAATGAAAACCCTTTTAGAAAACAAAACACGCATGAAATTTGTAAGAACCTGTACATCGTGTAAAATAAACACGGATATCCACCTTCCAGAGCTACTAGAAGATTCCTTGAT